CATTATCACCAACAACACGAGTTGGTAACCGTACACAAATCTCACAAAAAACTGTGAAGATTGCTGGTACTCTTGAAGCAGTAAACAAAGCTGGTCGTAAATCTGAAAAGGCTTACCAATTAGCTAAAGCTTCTGCTGAAATCAAACGTGACATGGAATACATCCTTTTAAGCAACCAATTAAATGCAGCTGGTAACGCTACAACTGCTCGTACATTAGGTGGCTTACAAGCATGGTTATCTTCAAACAAATCTTTAGGTACTAACGGTACTGCAGGTTCTGGTGGTACTACAGCTCGTGTATCTGGTACAGATCGTACATTTGAAGAGTCACAACTTAAATCAGTTGTTAAGTCATGCTTCAGCAACGGTGGTAATCCTAAAGTGTTAATGGTAACACCTACACAAAAACAAGTAGTTTCTGGTTTTGCTGGTATTGCTGCTCAACGCTTCATGGCTCCTGCTAACAAACCAACAACAATCATTGGTGCTGCTGATGTTTATTTATCAGACTTCGGTACAATTTCTGTTGTTCCTAACCGTTTCATTCCAGCAGATTCTGGTGACAGCGGTGAAGTAGCATTTGTTCTTGACCCAGAGTACGCAGCAGTTGCTTACTTACGTCCATTTGCTACAAACGAATTAGCAAAAACTGGTGACGCTGATGTAACTCAACTTTTAGTAGAATACACACTAGAAGTTAAGAACGAAGCTGCTCACGGTATTATTGCTGACTTGGCAGAGTAGTAAAGGTTTAATGGAACTTACTCCATTATTGAGTGCAGAGGTTATAGGTCATGCCTATACCTCTGTCATTCTTATTATTGTGACATTTTAATATGACAAAACCAAATACATTTAGAACATCTGTAGCACATGATACAGACAAAGGTTTAGTGATTGAAACTAAACAAGACATCAGCGATATTTTAGAAGCAAATTTAGCTGAACGTAATTTAAAAGACAAGCATACACGTTGGGGTGATGATTTATTTGATAATAAAATTGCATCTATTCCACTTACTGTGATTGATGACCTTAACAAACAAGGTGTTATGCGTGGCTTCCATATTTTAGATAATAAACGCTTCAAAGAATTCTTAAACAATCCAGATAACAAAGTATTTAGAACACGAGAAGGTAGAGTGTAATGGCTTTTACATCATATACAACATTAAAAAGCACGATAGCAGACTATCTTGCTCGTAGTGATCTAACATCACAAATACCAGATTTTATTACTTTAGCTGAAAATAGATTAAGACGTGATCTTCGTATCCGTCAAATGCTAAAAGTAGTTACAACAACAATGACTGCAGGTGATAGCACAGTTGCATTACCTAGCGACTTTTTAGCTATGCGTGGATTATATCTAGCAACTAATCCAGTAGCTACAGTAGAGTATTTAAGTGTACCTAGTTTTTATACTAACGGTAGAACTACAGAATCTGGTCAACCTACAAAATATACATCTTTAGGTGCTGAATTACAATTTGCACCTGTACCAGATAGTGCATATACACTTAATATGATTTATTACGCAGCACCAGAATATTTAAGTGCATCAGTATCATCCAATGTGTTTTTAGCTAATTGCCCAGATTTATTATTATATGGTGCTTTAGGTGAAGCTGAACCATATTTAATGAACGATGCAAGATTACAAACATGGGCTTCTTTATATGATAGAGGTCTTAATTCATTAACATCTTCAGATGATTCTAGTGAGTATACTGGCAATCTATCTATCACAACAGCATAGGAGCAAAACATGGCAGAAATGAGTAATTATTTAGAGAATGCACTTATCAATGCAACTCTACGAAACACATCATACACATCACCAACAACAGTTTATGTAGCATTATTTACATCTGATCCAACAGATGCAGGTTCTGGTACAGAACTATCTGGCAATGGATATACAAGAAAATCAGCTACATTTGGTGCACCATCCAACGGTGCTTCAGTAACAACTGCAGATATTACTTTTGACCAAGCAACTGGTTCATGGGGTACAGTATCACACATTGGTATTTATGATGCTTCAACATCTGGTAACTTACTTTACCATACACCATTAACAACATCTAAAACTATTGATACAGGCGATATTTTTAAAATAGCTTCAGGTAGCCTATCTGTTACATTAGCTTAAGGTAAATTATGCCAACACCAATGACGCTAGAAGAGCTAGACGTTTATGGTAGCTTGGAAAATGTACCATATAGTTTAGATAACACATTTTACGATAACGGAACTAGAGTTTGTGGATCATGGACTCTAGATCAGTTAGATGCTTTTGGAAGTATAGATAGTTTGGCAATATCATTAGATGATCCTATATGGACTTCTGGTGCATGTATTAATTTAGCTGATGCAGTTATTACATCTAATGCAGACTTAACAGCAGAAGCAAATAGATTAAGAACAGGTGAAGCAAGTATTACAGGTGATGCTACTGTAGTATCTAGTGCTATAAGAATATCTACTGGAGATGCTGTCATTACAGGAAATGCTCAAGTAGAAGCTAATCCTACAAGAATTACATTTGCTAGTGGAAGCATTTTAAGCGATGCTACAGTATCTGCTGATGCTATAAGAGTTTTAGTAGGTAATGGTGAAATAAATGCGTTAGCAAGCGTTTCTGCAAGTCCTATAGCTATTTATGAGTCATCTGCAGACATAACTTCTACAGCCGAAGTAACAGGCGAAGGTATTCGTTATAGACTTTCAGAAGGAACAATTACAGCTAATGCTCAAGTTGAGTCAGAGGCTATTAGGGTAAGAACTTCTGTAGCAGACATTACTGCAAGTGCAAGTGTCTCTGCATTAGGTGGCATGACTTATTCTGGATTTGCTGATGTAGAAGTGATAGCTACTACACTATGTGATGCAAATGCAATTTGGTATGGAGTTGGTAGTATTTCAGCTAATGCAACAGTTGTTGCAGTGGCTAATAGGCTAGGTGAAGAATGGAATAACGTACCTAGTGGTTCAGAAACATGGTCAAATGTTTCAGCAGGAAGTAATACTTGGAATAATGTTAGTGTAGGTTCAAATACATGGACAGACATTGCAACAGGAAGTAATACTTGGAATAACGTTTCATCTAGCAGTAATACATGGGTTTAATTTAAGGAACAATTATGGCAAAGACAAAAATTTCAGAATATTCATCAACCAGTGCTGGTGCTAATCTAAATACCGACATTGCAAATATTAATATTGATGAGGGTTGTGCACCTTCAGGTATTAATAATGCTATTCGCACATTGATGGCACAAGTTAAAGACTTGCAATCAGGTGCAAGTGGTGACACTATACCTATTGCAGCTGGTGGTACAGGTGCAGCAAATGCTACTACAGCTAGATCAAATTTAGGTCTTGCTATCGGTACAGACGTACAAGCATATAATGCTAACTATGTAGCATCTAATGCAAACAATTCATATACAGGCAAACAAACGTTTGTTGGTACATCTTCAGTATTAGCATCTAAATTTACAAACGCTTTAGAAGGTGTAACTGTATCAGCAACAGCAGCTACAGGCACTATTAACTATGATGTAACTACACAGTCTGTGTTATACTATACAACAAATGCAAGTGCGAACTGGACTGTAAACTTTAGAGGTTCATCAGGTACATCTTTAGATACAGCAATGTCAACAGGTGAAGCTATCACAGTCGTATTCCTAGTATCACAAGGTGCTACAGCATACTATAACAATGCAGTTACAGTTGACGGTTCATCTGTTACACCTAAATATCAAGGTGGTACAGCATGGTCAAGTGGTAATGCTTCAGGTGTAGATGCTTACTCATACACAATTATTAAAACAGGTTCAGCAACATTCTCTGTATTCGCAGCTCAAACTCAATTTAAGTAGGAATTAACAATGTCATTATTGTCAAGACTAGCCGTACAAGCAGCAAGAGCTTATGGTATCTTATCGTCCGCAGATAAAACAAAAGTAGCAGCATCTTATCTTGTTGTTGCTGGTGGTGGCGGAGGAGGTTCAGGTGGAGGTTCAGGTGGAGGTGGCGGTGCTGGTGGTCTTTTAACATCTACATTTACACTATCTACACTAAATAC